GCCGTGACGGGCACGGGCTGCGCGAGGATCGCCTCTTCGGCGTCGGTCAGCTTGATCTCGACCAGGCCGAGCGCGCCGAGCGCGGCCTCTTCGCCGAGCGTGCCGTTGTCGTGCTCGAGCGGGAACCCCGCCGTCCCGACGTCGGGAACGTCGCCGTGCCGGCGCGCGAGCGCCGTGCCGACCTCAAGGTCGCCGAGGATCAGGCGCGCGCGTTTTATTTGCTTCGCGAACCGCTGCTTGCTTTGAACGCCGACCTGGCGAATTAGCGCGGCGCGCGGCGCCTGCCGATTCATTTCGATCGGGACGGTGCGCGTGCGCCGACCGTCGCCCACATAGCGACCGCGCACGGGTTTACTTTTTGACACTGGGGATCCCTTCCGGGTAGGCTGATGGTGCTTCGGCCATCTCCACCCAAATGCGGCCGGCTTGCCCTTCGCAAAGGCAGGCCGGCCGTTCGTGTTTACGCCGGCTGTTGTAGCGCCTTGATCGTCTCGCCCTCGCCGCGCGCGAGAAACTCGATCGTGTCGGCGTCGCTCACGTCCTCGTATTCGCAGCCCGCCAGCTTCGCGAGGCGCCGGCGCGCCTGCTCGAACCGCACGGATCCCGCGGCGGTGATGTTGCCCTGCACGCGGTCGCCGCCGGCCTTGTCGCGAAAAATCGACGTGCGGCCGGGGCGGGCGTTGTCTTTGGGTTTGGTCATAACAGGGACAGCTTACGAGCCGTCCCCGTTATTGTCAACAATCGGGCTAGCGGGTGTTGCGGTCGATCGCGTCGGTGCTCTTGGCGATGGCCTCGAGCTGCGCGCCGGTCGGGGGAAGGGCGTTCGTTGGATCGAGTGGGGCGGGACGCGCCGCTGTGGCGACGGATTGCGCGAGCAGGCTCGCCGTCTGTTTGCGATCCACGATCATCTCGCGCAGTAACGCGTTCTCGTTCCGCAGGTTGTCGATCCGGCCCTCTGCGGCCGTCTTCTCGCTGTTCACGTGGCCTTCGATCGCGCTGACTTTAGTGGCGATCGCGCGCCAGGCCGTGATGATCGAGACGATGCCGGCCGCGAGCGCCGCAATGACGACCGCCCCGCCGGCCGCGATGGCCGCGATCACGCCGACCGAGAGCACCTCCGTCACAGACGCAGGCCAGAGCCGCGGCCAATCATGCCGAGCAGGTAAAGCACCAAGAGCACGACCAGCACCAGCCCGATGCCCCCAGTGCCGTAGTAGCGTCCGCGGTCATCGCCGCCCCAGTAGTAGCCGCCGCCGCCGAAGACGATGAGCAGAATCAGCAGGAGCACGATGAGGTTCATGGCATCAGCCTCGCTTGTAGTGTAGCCCCGGAATCGTCCAGGATTTGCACGGTTCCCGCTTGGGGCGCGTGAGGATCAGACGCCCTCGAAACCGCTGCCCATCGCGACGAGGATGTTGTTCGTGCCGGCCGACAAGGTGACGATCTCGCCGGCGGCGAGCGGAATGTTCACGAAGAGCGGCCGGTTGGAATCGGTCACGCCGGCCGCCTTCGCGGGAATGCTGTAGGTTTCAAACAACCGCGTGCCGGCCGCGTCGGCGCCGACCGAGAGCGTCAGGGTGACGGGCGCGGCGCTCGGATTGTTGATCCAGAGAAACGTGAGCAGGCTCGCCTGGCCGGCAGGCGCCGTGTAGACCGTCGTGGGGCCGGTGGCAACCTGCGCGGGGCCGAACAATCGTTTGGATGTGCGGGGCATACGGGTGCTCCTTCTGTGAGTTTACGCGCCTCGACGCTCGAGGCTAGAGGTTAATTGCATCGGCTTGCATCTGCTGGATCGTGATCGCGTCGGCGGCGCCCGACGTCAGACACACGCCGACGATCAGATTGGCCACCGTCACATCGAAGCCCGCGGAGATGGTGCTGACGACGACGTTGGGAATCACGGCGTGCCCGGTAGCGGCCAAGTTGTGCGAGAGGCTGAAGAGCCCGGCCACCACGCCGGCCCCAGAGAGCGGCCCGCGCACCGTGGCCATGATCTCGCACCACGCTTCATCGGCGACGGCGGTGCCGGCAGGCTTCGTGAACGAGACGCGCGCCGTATCGGCTGTTGTGCCGGCTGTGCCGAAACAGATGTCGATCGTGGACGCCGCGACGCCCGCCGCCGTCTTCGTCATGTTCCAGCGCCAGCGCAGGATCGTGCCGATCTGCAGCTTGCTGGTGGGCACGTCAATCCGCGATCCGGTGAGGTAGGTGCGCGTCGCCGCGGCCGGCGTCTGCGCGGCAACCGAAACATTGCTGCGCCCGAAGCCGCGCACGAAGCCGGCATCGTCGCGGGTCGCGAGCGTTTTGCTGATCAAGTCGAAGTAGACGGCGCCGACGCCGGCGGCGGGCGTGGCAATCGAACTGCCGGCGATCGCGGTGAGATCGAGCTCGCTCATAGGATCCTCAGTCGGCTGCCATTGCCGATAATCAGTTTGATGCCGCTGTTGACGGTGAGCTTGCGCACGACGACGGCCGAGTAGCCGGCGGTGACCGTCGTGTCGGCGACGACGGTGAGGCGCGTGAGCGGCATGTCCGTGCCGCCGCCGGCGGCTCCGGCCGGCCCTGCTGGCCCTGTCGGTCCTGGCGGGCCCGGTTCCCCTTCGGCGTCGAGGCCGGGGATGCCGCCCGGGAAGACGCCGATACCGGCGCCCGCATACTCGAACACGGTGAGCGTGATGTCCTCGACCGCGACGGCCGTGAATTGCGGCTGCAGGCCGATGTCGATCCAGAACGATTCGCCGAGTGGCAGGCCGGTCACAAGCCCGTGCAGTGCGACCCCTTGAGCTGAGGACGTGATCAAGGTGCCAAACGTGTTTCCGATGATCGTGCCGGTCGCCGCCGCGTCGAACGCGGGCCCGGCTCCGGTGCCATAGCGCAGCGTGAAGGTCGCCGTGCTACTGGGCCCGCCGAGCGCCCGAAGATTGGCGATCACGAAGAACACGCCGCTCGACTGAGGGGAAATCAGACTCACGCCCGCGCAGAGCCCGAGCATGCGCTCGATGCCTGGTCCGGTCGGCGTGATCGACGCTGGCGCGAGCACCTGCGCGTAGGCGCCGCCGCTTTTTCCTGGCGGGCCGGTCAAGCCGGGCGGGCCCGGCCAGCCCTCGAGGCCTTCCTCGCCTTCCCATCCGGGTGGACCCATCGGCCCCAAGCTGCCGACGGCTCCTGTGGACCCAGGCGGACCTTGTGGACCGGGCTGCCCATCTGGGCCTTCGTCGCCTTCTGGCCCTACCACGGTCATGCCAGGAATGCCGGCGGCGCCTGTCGCGCCCGGGGCGCCAGGAGCACCGGGGGCCCCCGGAGCGCCCGGGGCGCCGGGCGGGCCAGGCGGGCCCATCACGCTCAGCGTCGAGGCGGCGCTCTTGTTGTCCTGCTGGATCAGCGGGATGTGCGTGCGGTTCGATCCGGCTTTCGGCCGCGGCATTACTTGGCCTGATTCTTCGGCGGCGGGCCTGTGAGCAGCACGGCCGGGTTCGTCGTGCGCCCTTCCTCGAGCGCCACCCATCCGTCGATCGTGCGTTGCACCTGCGTGGCCGGATAGTGAAACAAGATGCCGGCCGCCGCGTTGATCGCTTTAAACAGTGACTCGTCGAGCTCGCCCTGCTCAACCTGGCGCCAGGCGTTATAAAGCAGCGAACCGATCCGCGTGCCGGCCGGGCCGGCGTAGCCGCGGGCGCCGTCTTGCGCCAGGCCGCCGAGCTCGCGCAACAGAATCATCGTGTTCATCGCGGTCACGATCGTCTCCTGCAGCCAGTCGCCGACGAACTTGTCGGGCGTATCATCGTCGCCGCCGCGGCGCCCGGTCATCCGCGAGAGCATGGTCGTGGCGAACGCCGGCGCGATGTAGAGCAGCGTCAGGTGACCGAGGAACGTCGCCACCTGCGTCGGCGATCGGAAGTTCGTTTTGCCGGCCGCGCGCGCGGTCGCGTTGAACACCGTATTGCCGTAGCTGTAGAACGTGAGGAACACGCGCGCGACGGGCCCGCCGCGTTGCACCTGCGCGAGATCCTTGATCTGGCCGCCGCCCTGGCTGTCGAGCACGGCCTGGTCCGCGATGCGAGCGCTGCGTTCTTCGCTCTCGCCGGCGGCGCGCGATTTCTCATACTGGCCGAGCCAGGTCGGCACGTCGGCGACGCGCTGCGCGACACCGATATGCCACAGGAACGAATCCACGATCGTCTGCTGCGTCACGTGGTCGGCGGTGACCGTGCGCACCAACGTGTCGAACCAGCCGCCCGGTTGTCGGAACGCGGCGCGCAAATCAACGAGATCCTGCGTCGCCGTCTGCGTGCGCGCGCGCATCATCGGCGACGCCTCGGCGATCCACTTCGTCGTGTGCTCCATCGTGGCCGCGTCGCGCAGCCAGCGCGTCAGGCCGCGGAGCACCCAGGGCGCGCCGACACGTGAGGCGCCATTGAACAGACCGAGCGGCTGCTGCAGGCCGGTCCAGAGGTTCCAGCCCAGGCCGGCGATCTGTGTGCCGGTGCGCACGTAGTTGAGGCTCTTGTCGAGCACCGTGTTGGCCTTCGGCGTCGAGCCCATCGCGATGTCCTGCAAGCCGCGCGTCAGCTGTTGAAACACGATGTCGCCGTGTGTCTCGAGGATCGCCTTCGTCACCAGCGGATTACGGAGCAGCCGCGTCGTGTCGATGAGCGTCTCGTGGTGCGTCAAGTCGTGAATCACCTGATCCAGATGCGCGAACGCGACGCCGATCTCGAGACGCACGCTGCTTTTCACGAACGCCTGCCGCGTTTTCTCGTGGCCGCGCTTCGTCGTCGTGCGGATGTAGGCCGCGGCGGTCTGCAGCTTCGCGGCGTTCGCCTCTTCGTGCTGCGCCTGGCGGGGGTTCAGGCGGCTGTCGTAGGCCAGCGGGTAATAGCCGCCCTTGAGCTCGCCGAATTTCGTCTGCACGGGCAGCGCCTCAACCTTGACGGGCGGCAGGCCGGTGACCCGTTCCATCTTCGCGGCGATCTCCGGCCAGAACGTGTTGAGGTAGTCCCAGGTCTGTTGCACGAACTGCCAGTCGCGCGCGTCGAGCGTGTCGAGGATGGCGACCACTTGGTCGTGCGACCACTTGCGGGTGGCGTCGGTCGTCAGGCGATCGCGCCCTTCCTGGTTGCCCCAGTTGAGCGCGACGGCCAGTCGCGCCTCTTTCGACAGGCTGCTGTTGATGGCCGGAATGTGCTGCATCGTGCGCAGCGTCGCGAGCTCTCGGCCGGGGTAGGCCTGCTCGAGAATCTTCTGGTAGGCGGCGCCGGCCTGGCCCTTGCGCAGCTGCTCGGCGTCGCCGGCCTCGTTGATCGGCCGCATGAACGCGGACCAGAAGATGCCCCCGTCTACATAACCGTCAAAGGCCTGCGCGATGTCGCTGATCTTCCGATGACTCGCGAACCAATTAGACACGGAGCGCGTGCGCACGTCGGCCTCGCGGAACTCGAGCGGCAGCGCCCGCGCGCTGTGGTTCGCCCGAATCGACGCGATCACGTTGTCGCGGAGCTCGTTGAAGTCGCGCGTATCGACAGCCTTGAGCAGCCGGCCCTGCAGCTGCGCCAGGTGGACGATCTGCTTGATGCCGTCCGTGACGCCGACCAGCTCGGCGTAGGTCATCTCCTGGTAGTTCTTCCGGCGCGCCTCGTTGAGCAGCTCGTCGGGCAAGTCCACGGGCATCCCCTGCGCCTCGAGGGCCTCGGCCCAGTTGCGGAGCTCGGCCCGGCGCTCGAGCACCTTGTTGCTCACGTGGGCGAATTGATAGCGGTCGAGCAGGCCGTCGATCTGGTCTAGGTAGCCGCTGCCCGCCTGGCCGATGGCCGCGCGCCTCGAGGGTTTGGCGAGATCCTTGGCGGCTTGCACGCGGGCGTCGATGTCGTCGAGCGCCGCCTGCGCCTCGCGATACATCTGCAGGTGGATGAGCTCCTGCTGCTTCGCAACGATCGCCCCGTTGAAGTCTTGGCGTGCGGCCTTCTCGATCGCGTCCTGACCGGCGCGGCGGGACGCCGACCAAAACCGTTCGGGCTTGACGTCGCGGATCAGCGTGTCGCCGATGGCCGCGCGCGCCGCGTCGCGCAGCACGTTGGCCGGCGGGATGCCGGCGCGGATGATGGCGGCGCCGCCGCGGGCTTTCTGCCGTAGGTTGTTCACTTCGTCGGTGAGCTGATCGATGATGACTTGCTGCTCGCCTGTCGCGATCGCGACGCGCAGCTTCGCCTCGGCCTCGAACCATCGCCGTTCATACGCGCGTTCTTTCTCGCTGGCGGCCTGTGTCGCGGCGCCGGCGGCGCGCTCGGCGCGCTTGCCCTGCTCGACAAACGGCGCCACGCGCCGGCGCAGCTGGCCCAGGGCGCGCATCTCCTTGCGGATGACCATCTCGCGGTCCTCGTTCGAGACGCTCGCCTGCGCGTGATCCATGAGCGTGCCGTCGAGCAGGATGCTGCCGTGTTCCTCGAGCATCTTGCGCTGCGTCGTCGTGTCGATGACGCGCTTCGCCGGCGGCGCGTTCTCGAGCGCGGTGAGCATCGCGTCGCCGCTGGCAAACCCGAACAGATCGGCCACCAGGTCGGGGTCGAGCCCGCCCTCGGTCGTGGTCAGCCCTCGAGGCAGGCGCTTGAGGTGCGCGGCGCCGTAGCGGTTACGGATCGCCTGACTCGAGAGCGTGAGCGGCGTCAGCTCTTTGCCTTCCTCGAGCGGCGTGCCGTCTGGATTCTCGCCGGAGCGGATCGCGCTGAGCGCCCGGTAGACCGGCTCGCCATGCACGGCGCGCTCGACCTCGACGCGGATCTCTTCGCGCATCGCCTTCCACTGTTTTGTCTGCTCGCGCTGCACCTCACTGAGCAGCTTGCGATCGAGCTGCTCGCGGGCGGTCCTCGAGGCATCGGCGACGGTCTGCTTGTAGAGCGCGAACTCGTCGGCGCTCATGCCGGCCATCTCGGCGGTCACGAACATTGCGCCGATACCACGCTGTGCTTCCGCCTGCGCGATCGCCGCGTCGCTCGCCAGCAGGCGGTCCATCACGCCGCGCACCTCGGGGGTCATCTCGACGCCCAGGTTCTTCAGCGATCGATAGATGCCGATCAGCCAGGCGCGGAATCGCGAGAACGTGCTCTGCAGCTCGAGGCTCGGCGCCTTCCCTTCCATGAGGTAGGCCTCGAACGTGCGCGCGAATTGTTCGTGCTGTGCTTCGGTGATGGCGGCGCGCGAGCTGATCCCGGTCGTGCCAGTGAGCGGATCGCGAAACGAGCCGAGCAGCGTATCCCAGTCGGTGAGCAGCTGCGTCTGCGAGGCGGTGCGCGCGGCCGGCTCGATCGCGGTCACCTTGTCCACCAGATCGCCGAACACCTCGAGGAAGAAATGCCCGCTCTCATGCAGGAAGGTCGAGAGGTCGGCGCGCTCGAGTAGCGCGATGTCGAACTGCCGGCTCGGGCCGAACCGAATGGCGCCGCGGCGCGGTGTCGCCTGGCCTTCAGGGCCACCGCCGGGCGTCCCCTGCAGATATTCCTTCCGTTCGGCGGCCGTGATTGGCGTGCCGTCCTTGTGCGTGAGCTCGACGATCGACGCATCGAACACGACGACGTTACGCGTCCCCTGGCCGGTATCTCTCGATCCAGCGTCGAGGTAGCGCAAGCCAGGCACCCCGGCCGCGGCGAGCCGCGCGCTTGCGGCCTTCGGCGCGGTGTCCCGAATCTTGCCGAGCTCGGCATCGATCGTGAGAAACCGCTTCAGGTCCATCTGCGCGGCTGGCGTGTCGCCGAATCGAATTGCCGCAATGCCAGGGCCGGGGTATTTCACGTTGAGCGCCTGCTGCTCGGCCAGGAGTGCGGCGCCCTGCTTGCGCACTTCAGCCTGCACGATCGTGTCGTAAGCAAATTCGCCTGTTGGCCCCTGTGCCATGCCGCCACGCTCAAGGGTGAACGCCTTGAACGCGCTGACGAGCTGACGCGGGCCGTTCTCGCCCTTAGCGAGATAGCCCTGCTCCTGCAGGGCCTTGCGCACCAGATCTTTGACGGCTTCCGGCTGCTCTTGAATAGGCGCGTCCCAGTCGAGCATTTTCTCGATGTGCCTGTCGGCAATGTCAACCTGGTAGACGCCGCCACTCTTGGGATCGAACTTGATACTGAGCGCGCCCGGTTTCGCGAGCGCCGCGTGGAGCGCCTTACCGGCGATCGCGCCCTCGGGCCACTCGGTCGCGTAGTCGGCGATCTTCTGGTCGAGCGTCTTCAGCACGTGCTCGCGGAAACCTGCCTCGCCGGCGGCGAGCAGATCGAGCGGATGGATCAGCAGATCCTCGGCCAAGCTCGCGCGGATGTTCTCGTAGTCGCTGACGTGCGCGTTGCGCGAGTAGTCGAAATCGTTCATCTGGCCGACGACCAGCGAACCGATCTGCATGCGCCGCACTTGCGGCTCGCCACTCAGGCGATCGTGATAGCCCGCGGCGACGACGGGGTTCTCGGCGAAGTAAAGCCCGTAGCCGTAAGATGCGGCGCCCTCCCCGGTGCCGACGTGCTCGAGGGAGAACTTCTCGAAGTCATGCGGCGATCCGTGGAACAGCGGTTGCGCCATCTCCCGACCAGGGATCACGGTCGGCTCGCGATACATGCCGGCCTGCGTGGTGAAATCCTTCTGCCGGCCCTTGTTCTCGACAAACCCGAATCGCTTGTAGAAGTTCACCAGGCGCGAGCGGCTCGAGGTCACAGCCCCGCCGCCCGGCGCGAATCCGCGCGGCGCCGGCGTCACGACGATGCGCTTGTTGTGCTGGTCAGCGAACCGCGTGAGCTCCTGCATGACGCGGCTGCCCAGGCCGGCCCGTTGCGCGCCGCGGTTGACGGCGATCGTCTCGAGCTCGAGGTCGCCGGTGCTCGCGAGTAGTCGGACGTCGAAGTGCACCAGGTCGGCGCCGGCGCGCTCCTGCACGTCCTGCGCCCAGGCGTTGACGGTCGCCGTGTCCAGTGCGGCGGGCAATGGCTGCCCGAACTCGGTGATCTGCGCGTGCCGATCGTCGAACAGCACATAGTTCGCGTTGCCCTCGCCTTTGCGCCTCGAGACGCCATCGAGATAGCGAATGCCGAGCACGCCCTTACTGAGCAGCTGCAGACTCGCGGCCTTCGCGGATTCCTTCAGCGAGCTGTGGCGGTTCGTCTGCATCCACTCGCTTTGCAGCTGGTCGTAGATCTGTCGGCCGTTCTGATCGGTGTTGCCTTCTGGCATGAACAGCCCGGCGTGCAGTTGGAACCAGCTGCGGAACGCGGGCATGTTGTCGTTCCGCGCGTAGTGCAGGCCTTCCTTCAGCGATTCGCGGATCCCGACGTCCTCGAGCCAGATATCGCGCACGTAGTCGGCCTCGAACACGTTGAGCGCCTCGGCCTGGTTCGTCGGGATGTGGGTAGGCAGCCAGGTCAGGCCGAGCTCGCGCAGCGCGGCCTGCACAGCCGGCGGCTGCTGGCTTGCCAGCTTGTCGTGGTCGAGCATGTGCTCGTCTTCGGGGATCTCCACGGTGTAGAGCGTGCCGCGCGTTTCGGCGGCCGTCGTGAAGTCGCCGCTCGCCTCGAGCTGCTCGAGCACGCTGAGGATCTGCTGGTTGCGCGCCATGTCGCGCACGCGCGCCTCGTTGAGCGCGATGTCTTGGCGCGTGTGCGCATGCACGCCGGCCGCCTGGTCGTTGAACTCTTGAATCGAGAGCGCCGACCGCTCGAGGCGCGCCGTGTAGTCGGCCCTGTAGGCGGCGATCGCCGCGCGCGAATCCTCGAACGCGCCGCCCGCCTGCTGCCCCTTCGCGATGTCGAGGCGCACCTGGTCGGGCAGAATGTCGTTCTGGAACGTGTCGAGCGCAGTGAATTGATTCGCCGGCGCGCCGAGCTGCTCGGTCAGCTTGTCCCGGTAATACTCGGCGACCTCGCGCGAGCCCGCAAAGTAGAGCCCCCATCCGTAGGCCTGCGCGCCCTCGCCGCTACCGATCGCCTGCAGGTCGAACTTCTCGAAGCGGTAGGGCGTGCCGTGATAGACGCTCTGGAACAGCGTGGTCTGTTTGCCCTTCGCTGGTTTGGCGACCTCCGAGGTGAGCGAGAACGGCGCCTCGAGCTGTGGCGTCGGCACGTTCTGATCGCGCACCGTCCCGACGTCGGGAAGCCGCGGCTGCTGCTCGCCGGTGTCGAGCGTGTCGGCGAGCGTCTCCGTCGCGGTTGGCGGCTCGAGCTCGTCGAACAGCGATTGACTGAACTCGTCGATGTTGAACGAGGTATCGACGGCGCCGGCCGGCTCGAGAATGTCGCTGCTGCCGTCATCGATCGTCGTCTCGTCGGTGAGATTCTGATCGCGCCAGCTGTCGCGCCACCACGTTGTCATCATGTCGATGTTCATGTCGGCGTAGAGCTCGGCCGTGCCGGGGAACGTGTCTTCTTTCGGCGGGTTCCGGCTGATCTCGTCGAGCGCGTCGAGCAGCACGTTCGGGTCGGTGATCCAATTGAACCGCTGCTCTTGCTGCAGCGAGGTCGTCATCAGGTCCGCGTCGAGCCCTTTGATTGGCACGCCCCGCGTGTCCGTCTCGCGCTTGCGGAAGACGCCGCCGACCCCTTGCAGTGATCCGAACTTGTTGCCGCTCTTTAGGTCGGCGATCTCGCCGGTGTAGCCGCCGGCCTTTTCGGCCAGGCCGCCGCGCTGTGCGATCGCCCGCAGCAGATCCTTCGGGTCGTGGCCGCTCTCGCGATAGAGCGATTGCAGCTCGTCGTAGAGCGCGAGGCGCTGCTCGAACTCGGCGAACAGGGCTTTGCGGTTGACGGTCGGGTCTAGTTGACGCGCGTTGGCGTAGACGACCTTGAAGACGTCGGCGAAGTGCTTCGCGCGGCGCTCAGCCCGTTGGGCGGGCGATTCTTGCCGGACGCTCCGGTTGCCGGCGGCGCTTGTGGTTTCGACGACTCGCGGAGAGCTTGGCGCAATGCTGTCCCCGGCGGCGAGCCCGCGCTTACGAGCTGCCGCGCGCGGTTGGGATTCGGGGCCGGCATGAGGTGCTCCAGTCTGATCAGTCGCCTGATTGTTGTCAAGAACCTTATGGTCCGCGAGCAGCTTGGCCGCGGCCGGCAGGTTCTCAACGGTCTGCGTTGCGGTGACCGCGCCGCCCTCGAGGGTTTGCACGTCAAACTTACCCGGCTCGGCCTGGCTCTCGGTGACGAGGTGCTCGACGCCGGCGGGGCTGACCGTGCGCACCTGGCCGGTTGCCGCCCACTGCTCGGCGAAGTGCTCCGTCTGGGGGTCTGCGCGCCGGTTTGCCGTGGCAATCCGGGCCCGGCTCTCCCGGTTCGCCGCGCGCGCACGCTCGCCCAGGGCTGCCGCCTCGGCCTTGATGTTCGGATTCTCGGCGACCATCTGCGCGACGGCCGCGTGCACGTCGGTCGTATCGATCGGCTGATCGGCCGTGGCGCGCCGCTCGACGCCGGCAGGGCCGATGCCGATGGCCTGGCGCCGCTCAGGGCCCGCGAACGCGGCCGGGCCTGCACCGGCCGGCAGGGCGGGTTCGACCGTCGTGGCGGGCACCTGGCCCTCAGCAGAGGGCACGCCGGCCGTGATGTCGTCCTGTGGCGGGCCCGGCGCCTTCTCTGTGGCTGCCGCGGTGGCTGCACGGGTCTGCTCAGATGTTCCACGTGGAACACTTATTGCCTGCCCCTCCCGGCTGATGGTGAGGCCGTATTGCCGGTAGAACTCGGCCGGATCCATGCCGGCGCGCGTGACGGCGCCGCCGGCGAAGATGCCCGACTCGCCGCCGGCCGAGGCGTAGATGTCGGCGTAGCGTTGGGCCGTCTCGGCGGGCACGCCGGCCGCGGTGAGGCGCTCGAGCACCCCCTGGCGCGCCGCGTTGGGCTCTGCGGTGGCGGCCTGGGTCACGAGCTCGCGCGCGGCCTGTAGCTGCTCGACGAACTGCTTCTGCTCCCGGCCGTTCATCTCGTCGGGGCCGAGCCGGAGCTCGTCGGCAAAGTAGCCGTTATGTTCGGTGCCGGCCAGGGTGACCGCGTAGCGGGCGGTCGGGATCGGTAGGTCGCCGCCACTGGCGACCGCCTGGTCGTAAGCCGTCTTGTTGCCGGTCACCTGCTCGGCCATCGCCGCCGGGTCGAGGTTCTGTGATTGCCAGTATTGCCGCCAGCTGTCGATGGGCGCGTAGACGGTGCCCACGGGCCCGTCCTTCGTCGCCTCTTCCACGAAGCGCTGCGCCGCCTCGGGCAGCCGCTCGAACGTCTTCGACTGCGCCACGCCCTCGTTGAGCGCCTTGAAGAATGATTGATTGATGCTCGCGCGCTTGGCCCGTGCCGCGTCGTGCACGAACGTGGCGACGGGGCCCGGCGCGATGCCGAGCGCGAACGACTGCACGGCGCCCACGGCTTCGTCAATGAGCTCGGTGCCCACCTGGCTCGGCGTGCGCATCGCCGCGGTGCCGGTCAACGTCGTGACGCCCTTCGTGGCGCTGGCGCTCTTCGAGAGCTCTTCGCCCGCGATCGCGACGGCGCGCTGCGCCACTTCGGTCGCCGTCTCGGCGGTCAGCGTGCCGCCGTATTCGGTCGCGAGTTGGCGGAACGCGCTGCGGATCGTCGGCGAGCGCAGTGCCTCCTTCATCGCGCTGCGTGAGAGCTTGCCGCGCAGCTTGTCGAGGCCGGGGATGGTTTCGAGGAACTTCTCGACGCCGGCGAGCTCGATCAGGCCGTTGAGGCCGCCGACGCCGAGCGCGGCGATCTTCGCGATCTGCGGATCCACGCCGACGCCATGCTCGTCGCGCATCTCGAGCAGCTCGTCGTAAGCCTGCACCGTCTCCTGCATCGCGGTCGTGCGGATGACGCCGTAGGTGCCGCCCATCGCGGCGCCGGCCATCGCGCCGCCGAACGCGGTGATCGGGGCCGCCGGCGGGGCCACGGCTGCCACGACGGCGCCGACGACGGCGCCCTCGCCAAGTCCCGCGATGGTGTATTTGATCGGCTCGACGCCTTGCGCGAGTAGCTGCGAGGCGCCGGTAATCGCTTTGCGGAACCAGCTATTGCCGGCGCCGAGCTCGCCGCCGAGCGTGCTCGCGCGCTTCGTGCTCTCCATCAGGTCGTGTTCGGCCTGCGTCAGCGTGCTGAACAGACTTTTGTAGCGGAGCTGGCTGTAGGCGACCTGATCAACCTGTTGCTGGAACGCGCGCGGCACGGCTTTGAGGATCCACTCGAGATTTCCCAGTGGCTCGAGGTCGTCCTGCGCGATCGCCGCGTTGTTGGTGTCCTTCGCCCACGTCGCGAGCGCGGGGCTGTCGTGCGTGATTTGGTCGATCGGCTTCTCGCCGGCGGCGCGCTTCTGATAGTCCTCGAGGTTGCGCTCGATGACTTGGGCCGGCGCGCCAAACTTGAGCGCGAGGCGCCGCGCTTCGGCCGCGCGATCGGGGGCCACGTCGGCCGTTGTGCGGAACGCTGTCTCGAGCTGCGTGCGGCCGGTGGCGTTGATGCGGTCGATGGCCTGATCGAACGGATCCGGCGGCGCCGGCTGCGTGCCGGGCGCGGGTTCCTGCATCGCGTCGATGGTCTGATCGAAATCGCTCACTTGACCTGTGACTCGATATACACGTTGAGCACGGCCGGGTCGGTCGCCGGCAGGCCGCGGCGTTTGAGCTTCTGCGTGATGTCCGCTTTCGCGTCGGCGGGCACATCTTCGATCGTCAGGTCGATCAGCTTTTTACTGGTGTCGTAGAACGGCGCGCCGCCCGGCCAGATGTTCCACCAGGAACCTTTGACGTTGGCGCTCTGGCCGAGCAGATCGTCGAGCGCCCGCTGCACCTCGACGTTGGTGATCTTCGGCCGCTTGCCGGTCTTGGGATCGATCGGCTGCGCGGCAGCGACGCGCAAGTCGAGCATGCGGCGCAGCTGCGCGATGGCCGCAGCTGGCTTGCTGCCTTCCTTCGGTGTCGGATCGATGCCGTATTGGTTGAGCGTATCGCTGACGATCTGGTTGCTCGAGCGGAACTCGTCGAGGGCCTGCTCGGCGACGGGTTTGTCGCCGCGCCGCATCGCGAGCTGCAGCTCGGTGAGCTGCTTGAACTCGGTGCGGCCGAGTTTGTCGCGATATTTGAGCAGGTTCGCGGTCGCGAAGATCCCCGGCTCTTTCGAAGCCGTCTGCATCAGGTTGTAGTAGGTCGGCAGATCGGTTTCGACCTCGGTGCCCTTCGCGCGGTGCTCGGCATACGCCAGGAGCGAGGACCGTTCGCCGCCGCTGAGGCTCGCCCACGTGCTCGGCGGGATGCTGTAGGGGTCGCCGGTTTGGTCGATGCGATCGTAAGACGCCTTGAGCGCCGCCTCGCTCTGCTCGCGCTGGATCCGTTCGTTGATGCTGTTCTGGTGCTCGAGGCGCTGCTCGGTCATATCGCGCACGGCCGGGTCATCGATCGTTTTCGCCTTCGCGAGCTGCTCGGACAACGTGCCACCGGCGGCCAGGATGGCATCGGCCTGCTTCTGCGACTCGCCGCGGGTGTCGCCTTCCGCGAGCGCGCGCTCGATGCGCGGCAGCTGGTCGCCGGAGATCAGGCCCTTCGTTTCGTCGAAATAAACTTTCGCCTGCTTGCCCTGGCCGGTCGCGAGCAGCTGCTCGAGCACGCCGACGTGCGTGTTGCTGGTGATGAGGCGCTTCTGTGCGGCGAGCTCTTCGGGGCCAGTGCCCAAACGCGGGGCCGAGCTCTCGAGCGCGGCGATCGCATCGTTCAGCGCGACGCCCACGCGCCGCGGGTCGGCCGCGTTCTGAATCGCTTCCTGCTTCTTGTTGTCGATGAGCTTCGTGAGCTCGTCGCTTTCGTATTGCTTGATCTCGCCGAAGACGTGCCGCTGCAGCGTCAGATCGATGCTCTGCCCGCGCCGGCCGGCGACGACGGCGAACGCTTCGCGCTGGCGATCGGTTGTGAGGCCCTGCTCGATCTCGCCGGCGAACTTCTGGTAGTCGCCGTTGACGGTTTCCGGCAGGCCCATCGCGGCCTTGCCCTTGACGCCGAGCGCGCCGTTCTCCGGGTCGTAGAGGCGCTGATTCTCCCAGGATGACAGTTTGTTTTCGGCTTCCATCAGCGCCACCTGGTCGGCGTGCCGCTGTTCCTCTTGGGCCTGGCCGTAGAGGCTCTCGCCGAGCGCGCCCACCTGGCGGCCGATCTGGTTGATGACGCCGGCGGTGCGGCCTTGAGCCGAGGCCAGGCCGGCGCCCTGTGACTCCGGCGTCTCGGCCGCGGTCAATCGCGCGCCGGGCAATCGCGCGGTGCTGACCTTGCGCGCGCCGTAGGTTTGCACGGTAGGCATCAGTGTTTCCCGAATCCGTAACGGGTGGCGAGCAGACTGCCGGCGCCGGTGGCGATCGTGCCGAGCGCGGCCAGGTTGCCGGCCTTCGCGCCTTCCTTGCCGGTTTTCTCTTGATACACGCCCGTTTCGCGGGCGATGCGTGCGCGCTGCTTGAGATCGTAGGATTCCACTTGATAGCCCCACGCCTCGCGCGTCGCGTTGTTCTTGATGGTGAGGGCGTCGAGCTCGCCGAGATACGCGGCATCCGCCTGCACGTCCACGGCCGATCCGAAGCCGACATCGACGTTGCTGGCGGCGAATCCTGCGCGTTGCGATCCGACCGCGCCGCGCACCTGGCTGCGGAACCGTGCCTCTTCCTCGGCGCCGCGTTCGACGGCATCCTTGGCCTGCAGCTCGGCGACGCTGGCGTTGTAGTCGGCAAGCGCGGCCTGGCTGTCGCTCGCTTTCTTTTCCGCGGCGCCGGCCGCCTCGGCCGCCTTGCCGGCTTTGTGCTGCCCGTAAGCCTGCAGGCCGATGCTGGCGATCGTTGAGGCGATGGCGAGAGCGGTGAACGCGGCCATGCGTTACGCCTTGTAGAGCGATTTGGCGGCCTTGCTCGCCTCGTCGCCGTCTTCGATGCAGAGGTCGGTGATCTGCAGGCTGACGCTCTGGTTGGGTTCGCTGTTCTGGCTCTCGTTGCTCGAGATGCTCGTGACCTCGACGCGCGCGATGAGCGTTTTCGATTCGCCGATCGTGAAGTCAGACGCCTCGAGGCCGAGCGCCTTCAGACAGCACGACTCGAGGTTCACACTCAAGCCCCAGGGATAACGCGGGCCCTCGGTCGCGATCGTCGAGCGTTCGGCCCGCTTCTCGAGCTCGACCTTCGGCATCTTCATGTTCACCAGCTTCGACACATCAGCCTCCAATCGTCAGGTTCGGGAGCACGCCGAGCACGGTGAACGGCAGCGGATCGGTATGGCGGATGAGCACGCGGCCGTAGTCGTTCCAGTCGGCCGACACGTTGATCTCTTCCTGGCCGGTGAACGGCACGCCCTCGAGGCCCGTCTCTTCGGGGTTCAGTTTGACACGGGTGAGCTCGTCTACATCGGACGGGCCGGCGTAGAACGTGCGCACGCTGCCCTCGAGCAACAGTGTCACGCTGCCGACGCGCTTCTTCTTGTCGCGAATATCGGCGCCCTGCACATCGAGGTCGAGCAGCTCGAGGTCCGCGTAGCGGATCGCGAGGCCGGCGTGGATGACGCTGGCCGGCACGGCGAGCACGTGCGGGATGGTGCCGGCGGCGACGGTAAAGTCGGCCGCGTTGCTCGCCGCAGGGTTGCCATCGAAGATCACTTTGCCATCGGCGACGACGGCGACGACCTCGCCGTTGAGGTGGGCGAGGCCCGCGATCGTCGTCGCCGGCGCGCCGTTGTAGGTCAGCCCGGCATCGACGAAAAAGCTATCGACGTTGAAGTTTTGAATCACGCGCCGCTCGAGGCGCTCGATGTAGCGGTGAAAGGCGCCGCCGATGAACCGCCGCACGATAACGTAGACGGCATCCTCGCCACTCTCGGGCACGACGCACACGCTTTGAAAATAGCCAAGCGCCTCGGTGTTGTGGCGATGCCAGCCCCAGATGTCTTGTTCGCGCAGGTAGGTGAGCCCAAGCAGCGTGCCGTCACTGCGGCAGGCCCAGATGATGCTGTTCGGCGTCTGCTGGAAATCGATCGACGTGAGGGTGAACCCATCGAACAAGTGCTGCGCGAAGATCGTCAGGTCGCGCCCGCCCAGGCCTTCCACCTGCTGATCGAACTGGACATCACGCACGATCGAGCCGCGCGCCTGCACGTAGAGGATCGCGTTGCCGACCACGACCGGCCGCAAGTCCGACGTGCCCGCGTAGGTTTCCTGATCGGCGGGCAGGTTCGCCGGCGACAGCGTGGTTTTCGGCTGGCCGACCGTCCAGATGCCCGCGTCGGTGAGCACGTTCAAGGTCTTCAGACCGACCAGGTTCCGCACGGGGTTGTGCTCGTTGGCGGCGATGCGAAACGTGATCGCGTCGTCTTCTTGAATCGGGCTCGAGATATTGAAGTTGCTCGGCAGGCCCGTGCGGCTGCCCCAAATCGCATCCGGGTTGTTGTTCGTGTTCGCGAAGAACCGCCGCTGCTGATAGTAGGCGGCGCTCGAGGGGTAGTCGTCGGCGACATTGAAGAGCACGCGCGGCAGCGGTGGCGTCAGCGTGAAATCCGGCGTCAGGCCGTCGTCGGCGAACGTCACGATGCCGGTGGCCGTGCCGATGAACCCGAACGTGCCGTTCCCGGTCGGGTCGAGATAGACGTAATACTCGGCCGCCGCAGGCCCGCCGGTGGGTGCCGTCCAGCTGAGCGTATTCGGCGCGGCCGGCGTGGGCGGGGCCATCGTGTTGATCTGGAACGGCGCGCTCTGCGTGCTTTCCTCGAGCGTGTCAACGGCTGCCGCGGTGACCACGTAGGTGTAGCTCTGCGTGCCCGCCGCTCCGGCGACGCCGGCCAGGCCGGTCGGCGGGCCGATGCGCGGTGCCGTGTTCACGGCTTGCATGGCCCAGACGGTGAGCGCGCTGTAGACGAGCTCGTAAGGTTTCTGCACCGGCGAGGTCAGCGTGATGACGTTCCCGCTCTGCACCCACTTGAACGGATTGCCGCCGAAGAAGTGCGGCACCTCGAGAATGTTCGAGGGCATCGCATACCAGAACGCCGCGTTCGGCGGCGCGTTGCCGGTCGTGGGCGCGATGCAGTAGTAGTTCACGCCGCCACTCACCACGATGTCGCCGATGACGTAGGGCGTCGCGCCGCCGTAGGCCGCCACGCCGGCGAGGGTGACGAGGCCGCCGTTCTTGTAGAACCGCAGGAATCCGTTGCCCACTTCGATCAGGATCGAATCGCCGGCGATTTCCGACACGTAGCGCATGAGGAACACGCCCGTGCTGCCGCCGCCCTTACACTCGTTGATGTAGCGCAGGCCGGCCCGGTTCGCGACGCCGCCCGATCGCTGGACGATGAAGTTGCGGCAGGTGCGCAGGCCGGTGATGTATTTCGCCTGGTCCGCTCGAGCCGCCAGCGCCGGCGCGAGCTCGCCGCCGGCAAACGCGCGTTGAAAGGTGCTCTGAGGCATCTACTGCCGCCCCGTAATCCAATCGGCTTGCCCTTCCGGTTCCTGCTGCTGCTCGTTCGAGTCGGCCACCTTCGCAATGTCGAGCGTGTGCAAATACATCTTGAACGCCTCGCGGGCGACGAACTGCCGCAGCTGTTGCTTGGTGGCTTTGGGCGTGCGGGTCAACCGTTCCCTCGGATCGTCCGTCCCCCGGCCCAGTTGCTCGATCTTCTCTGGGTCAGGATTCGCGAGGCTCGGCGCGAGCGCCGCGGCCAGGCGCCAGGCGAAGGCATCGCGGAACAGCGCGTCACTTCGATACACGGCGCCATCCAGGCGCGTCGTGTATTCGAGCACCACGGGATCCTGTTCGTTGGTGAACACAAGCTCGCCGGTCGCGTCCCGGCCGAGCCGGAACGCCGGCGGGTTTGGATCGTAGCGCCGGCCGGTGGCCTGGTTGACCACGCGCCGAGCGCGCACGAGATCGATCGGCGCTCGATAGCTGTATTGCCAGTCCTTGTTGACGGGCACCAGTGCCGTGCCGCCAACGAGCACCAGCGGATCCGCGTAGGCCGTGGCGAAGGCCCAGGAATGATCCATCAGCACGGAAAGCAGCTCGTCCTCGAACACCAGGCGCGCGGCCGTCGCCTCGCGGCCTTGGTCGGCGGTCAAGCTGGTGATGGTCTGCGCGCCGATGCGGATCAGCGCACGGTTCACGACGCCCAGGTTGGCGGCGATCGCCGCGGCGCTGGTGTCGATCGTGGCGGTGGCCGTGCTCGGCCGGCCGGGATTGCCCGGTCGCAACACGTTCGTCGCGTTGTCGATGGCGGCCAGATACATCTTGGTCGCGTTCACGGCCGCCTCGGTCATCCGCGAGAGCGCCGGCGCCAGGCTGCTCGCGTGTTTCCAGATGAGCGCCTCGCGGAACAACGGATCGCCCAGGCCGGCCGAGCAGTCAGGCCGGCAGGTGTATTCGAGCACGGCGCCGGCCTGATTTGTGTAGATCAGGTTGATGGCCGGCGTGATGACGATCTCCGGCGGTGTCAATGTGCCGCCGAGGCCGCCCGTGGTGACATTGCGCGGCACCGAGAGGTGCGTCGGGTCGATGACGGTCACCTGCCAGAGTCCGTTGATGTCGGGGATACTGCCGGTGACCCCGGCGACGACGCAGATGTCGCCGGTGGTGCGGCCGTGCGCCGCGGCAAACGTGAGCACGGTCGGATTCGCGATGCTATTGCTGGTGACGGGGATCGGAATCGGGTTGTTGGTGACGGCCGCCTTCGTGCTCAACTGAAACGGCGGGGGCGTCGGATCGACCGCGTCGCCTCGCGGTAGGCAGATGCGCCGCTCGAACACGCAATCGATCGGCTGCTGGTAGGCATAGGTCCAGTCCGGTGACGCTACGGGCGTCGGGCCGGCGACCAGATCGAGCGTCGCGAAGTGCGTGGCGAACGGCCACGGGAAATCCCGCAGCACGGCGTTGACGTCGCGCGAGTAGTGTAGGCGCGCGGCGACCGCTTCCTTGGTCGCCTCGTTAAGCACGTCATCGATCTGCTTGCTCACGCCGATGCGTGAGAGCGCCTGATTGATCAGGTCCGTGCTCGGGCCGATGCACTGCGTGCCGAAGTCTTTGCCGCCGGGCCCAGGGTCAAACGGCGGGTCGGTCGGCGGGCCCGTTGGCGGTTCCGGCGGCGGATCCCACGGCGGATCCTCGGGCCCCTCGGGATCCTCGGGAATGCACTCACCATTTGGCCCCCACCCGTTATTCCCGACGCCGCTGCCACACCCCAGGAAGACCAACACGTCGAAGATGATGCCGTTGGTATTCGCGGCTGAGCCGACCGTGAGCGAGTCAACCGCGCCGGCCGTGATCCCCGTCGAGGCGTTCGCGGTGTTCGGCAGCTGCGTGCTCGTCGTGCCCGTGTGATAGGGGTCGCGGATGAACGAGGTGCCGTTATGGCCGACGATCAGCACCCACATCGGGCGCTTGCCCGTGGCGGGCAGCGGGATAATCTTCGCCGCCCCGCCGTCGCCGGTGTAGGTCGCCATCTGGATCGCCGTCGCGGCGGCCACGCTGGTCGCGGCGTTGAGACGGCGGAACGCGATATAGGCGTGCTGGTTCGCGCCGGCGAGCAGCAGGCCCGCCTTGTAGGTCATCGCGCCATTCGTCACGGCGAGGCCGCTCGCCACCTCGGCCCCGGTGATCAGGCTGATCGCGGACGCCGCGCTGCCAAGGCCTTTCATGTAGAGCTCTTGGTTGGAGCTCGCGCCATCCTGCTCGCGCATGAGCAGCACGGTTTCCGGCGTAAACGCTTCGTTGTCGAGGGCGCTCAGAATGTCGCCGTTGAACGCCCAGGCCGCCAGCGCGCCCGCCTCGCTGTGCGCCATCGCGGGATCGCACCACGCGAGGTAGTTGTAGTTGACGCCGACCGCGTTCACGTCGGCATCGGTGCCGGCGAGACGGATGATCGTCTGTTGCTGCTGTGTAGACAGCCAGGGCGTCGGCGGCACGGCATACAAGCCGGCCACCGCTTCATCGGGGCCGCCCTCGCTGCCGCTCCCAAGCATGCGGCCGAAGAAGTAGACCGGATCGTCGAGGTAGGGCGCCCATCCGACGTATGAGCTGTCGTTCTTGTGAAAGCCGAACGCCAGCTGATTCGAGAGCGCGATCGCTTCCTCGAGGTTGTCGGGCGCCGCCGGCAGATCCATGTTCGTCTCGACGGCATCGCCCTGCACGAACGTCGGATCGATGAGCACCTCGAGCAGCGCCTCGGGCATGTAGGCGCGGGTGCCATGTCGATGCGCCGCGTTCATGCTCGAGAACCACTGCACGCCGCCGGTGCCGCCGGACTCCGGCCGAATCCACAGGAAGTGCACGGGCGCGCGGAACTTCAAATCTTGGAACGTGCCGTTGCCGACATACTGGCCGGTCTTGACGACCACGATGCCCTGGGGCGCCGTGCTCATGTCCTTGCACCACGGGGTGTGCGGGTAGGGCGCGTTATGGATCCCGAAATGCCTCTGCACGCTGGCGACGGGCTGCGCGATGGGGCTGCCGAGCGCGCCCTGCGGGTAGACGTCCTCGTCGCCGAACACGCCGATGACTTCGGCGACGGCCATAAGGGCCTGCACCTTGGCCGGGTCCACGCTGGCGCCCTTCTGGTGCTTCAGCTCGAGGCCCGACAGCGGCGTCAGCGGCACGATCAGGCCAGCCGGCCGATACAAGCGGCTCGTCCAGGAGAATGATCCGCCGGTCTGGACGATCGCCGCGAGGTCGTTGGCGCCGCCGGGGAGTTTCCAGCCGAGCGTGCCGTTCGCGCCGGCGCCCCCCTTATCACTGAAGAGGCCGACGCACAGCGCCACGATGCCCTGCTGGTTCGCCTGGCCATCCACCTCGATCGCGGCATCGGCCACGACGCCCAGGATCGCGCCGCTCGTGCTCGACGTGACTTGTTGCGCGACGCCGGTGGTGACGGGCCGTTGCCGCGTCAGGCGCCAGTCGCCGGCCCAGGTGCCGTGATCACTGGCGAAGGCGTTCGCGCCGAGCGCCAGGACGCGCGAGCCGACAATGAAATCGTTCTGGGTGCCGATCTCATAGCCGACCGCGGGCACGTCCGCGCCGATCCAGTCGTCGGCGTGCCAGATGCCGTTGTTCGCGCCGCCGGCTGGCGTGCCGCCGCCGATAATGCTCTGGGAGCAGTTTTTCGTGCCGCCCTGCATCGCGGGCAAGGATGCGCCCACGACGTCGATCACTTTCGTGCCGTTCAGGTAGGCCTTGAAGTAGGGCAGCGTCGCGCCGAGCGCGCCAAAGCTGTAAACCAGGTCGAGCTTATACCAGGTGCCGATGACCATCGTGCCCATCGACCCGATAGGCGTCGCCGTGCTCACCCCGTCGAAGTCGTTGAGGGTCAGCGCGCCGCCTGCGGTGATCGTGATCATTGGGCCGCCGGCGCTGATGGTGTTGCTACAGCGCCAGATCCGCGTGGGCGCGTCGGGAAACCGCACGAACCGCACGTAGATCCGCTCCCACGCGCTCGGGGCGACCGCGGCGCCGTTTTCCGTATGGTCGTGCACCTTGGTGCCCAGGGTGCTGTCAAACGTATAGCCGTAGCCTTGCGGGCTGCGCGAGGCGCGGCGCGCCGAGTCGGCCGTCGCGCTCGAACCGCCTTCGCCGTTCAGCGGGAGCTCGGCGCCGTCAATCCACCGGCGGCGCGGCATCGGCAAGGCGACGACGTCGCCGGCGACGCCGGCACCCAGGCCGGGCGAATACTCAAAGCGCCCGATCCAGTGATACGTGGTCTTGGTCCCAAACAACCAGCTGATGCCGAACCAGCCGCCGCTCTTGCGCACAAAGGTCAGCACATCGAGCGGGAATTGATCCTCGGTCGAGGGCGCGCTCGAGCCGAACCAGGTCGAGCGCACGCTCGGCGAGCTGAAGGGATCGCGCGGGTCGAACTGAATCGGCAGGTCGCCGCCGGTCCACTTGCCGAGCGTTGTGAGGTCGGCGCCGTAGACGGTGGCCGCGTCCTGCGGGGATCGGTTTACTTTGTCGTTCGGCGGGTCGAGCGTCACCTCGGCGCCCGGATTCGTGGGCGTGATGAACCGTGAATTGTAGTAGTCGAGATCGTTGAGATAGATCGTGTAGGGCAGGTATTCGTCTTTGTGGGCCATCGATCGCTACTCCTACACGTGGGCCGGCGCGCCGGCCTGGTCGGCCTTGTCAGCGCGCCGGCACCTTTGCGAGCGGTTAGTCGTCGGCGCCGAGCGGATCGCCGTGGCCGGTCGCCACGGCTGACGGGCGATTCGCGCCGGGAATGGTTGCGGCCGGGCGACGATCACCGGGAATCATCCGCGCTTCGGGATCGGGGTTGTCCTGCTGACGGGCGGCGGCGCGGCCGGCCCGAATGTCTTCGTGTTCGCGATCGAGCGCCTCCTGGCTGCCGGTAATCTTCTCCGGCTCGTGCGGATCGCACCGCTCCATCGCGACATGACTGAACTCGGCGAGCTCGCCGTGCTTGTTCGTCCGGCCGCTGATGCTGAACACGTCACCCGGCCGGCGCAGCTTGTCGTCGTAGTAGACAACTTTGAGCGCGCGCACGCGCACGGGCGTGGTCGTATCGCGTGGGGGCCGCGGGGCCAGCGGACGCGCGGCGCGGTTGACGTTCTCGATCGATCGGGCCGCGGGCCCGCCTTTCTTCGGGGGGAGTGTCTTGATTGGTGCCATCTCAACCTCGCGGGAAATGCGAACGCCGGCCGCCTCAACGTGAGGACAGCCGGCGCGCGCGGGAACACGATCCGACTACGCGACGAACGCCTTCGCGTAGACCTTCGCCAGAATCGAGAACATCGAATGCGCCGTCAGCCAGCTGGTCGCGGTGATCGTGCCGCCGGCCGTGGTGACGCGGATGCCGAGGAACCGCTGCGTCGGTCGGCCCATCGGCAAGGGCACGAACCACAACGATCCCGCGAGCGCCGCGGCGAGCGGGATCGTCAAGCTGCCTTCGACGAGGATGCCGGCGGTGAGCGCCGCGTCGGTTGCGCTGATGATCTCGACGAGCGAGGCCGCCACGGTGCCCGACACATCGATTTGAAAGCCGAAGCCCATCGGCTCGCCGGTGCCGATTTCGCGCTTCGGGGTGACGTTGCCCAGGTCGATCGAATTGGTCGAGACTGCCGCGGCCCCGAAGGCCTGCGCGTCGCTGACCAAGGTAAGTGCATCGAGAAACATGATTGACCCTCCTGAAAAGTTTCGCAAAAACCGGAGATCCCGACGTCGGGACGCTACGGCACGAGCGCCTCCGCGTTGATCAGCTGGTCCACGCGGCGGATCGGGATGTCGTCGAACATGAGCGTGCGTTTGCCGGCGTAGTTCTCATACGTCAGCCCGCCGCCACGGCCGACCGCCTCCCGCACTTCTTTCCGCAGGAACCGCCGGATCGTGCGGTTCATGTAGAACACCTTTTTCCCGAGCTCGTTCGGGATGGTTTCCACGGCCCGCTCCATCGCGTCGATGATGGTCGTGATCGGCGGCGCGCCGCCCAGGTCACTGATGTCGATGTTGCAGATGCGGCAGGCATAGCGCCAGTCCTTGACCGCGATGCCGTTCTTCCACTGGAACCGCTCCTGCAGCGCGCGCATCCTGGCGCCGGGCAGGCCAGCCGTCATGTCCACGGTCACCTCGCCGAAGTCTTCGTGAATGAGCCCGGCCTTGCTGCCCTTGGGAAAGATGCCCGTGATCGTTTCGGGGCCCCAGGCGATCAACCAGATCGAGGTGTTGTCGGCGCCGACGCCGCCAGCCTTGATCACGTTGTCGGCGTTGGTCGCGGCGCTGTTGCTGTAGCGCACGCTCATGCCCGTGAACTGTTCCGGCGCGACGCCGGCGTTCCCGTAGAAGAGCACGCGGCCCATCTCCTGATTCATCGCTTCGATGAACGCGGTGGCTTCCGACAGACGGAAGGCGTTGACGTTGCCGTTGAGCAGCGCCAGATCTTTGTCCACCTCGCTCCACGCCTCGAGCATGCCCGCCTGCTCGTCGATCTGCGCGGTCGTGCTCTTCGAGGGCACGACGCCCTGGTTGAGCAAGCGCCACGCGACAGCCGGCAGGCCCGTCCGCACCGTCGTGCGGTGCCCGGTCGGCAGGTTGCCTTCGATGAACGTCATGTCGTCGAGGATCTCGTTCGACTGCTGCAGGAGCTCGACGACCTGGGGAACTTTCCCATCGGGGTCGAGCCGCTTCGCCCAGTCGGCGAGCGTCAGATTGCCAGTGCCCAGTGCTGCCATGATTCAATTCTCCCCGGCGGTTACGCGTCTTTCGACAGCGCCACAGAGGTCGGATGGTCGTAGAGCTTCTTCGTCGTGTCGCCCTTGTCCCGCCCGCCGCCGCCGCCGCCGATTGGCACGTCTTCCGCCATGCGTTTGCCGATGTCGCTCAGGAATGAGACGACCTCGATGTTGTTGCCGAATCCGGTTTTCACCAGGAGCTTGCGCAGTGCGTCGCCCTGGGGTGTGCCGGCGGGCCGGAGTCGATCGAGGGCGAGCGTCGCGTGCCGTTCCGTTTCGGCGAGGTGCTCGCCGCCGTAAATCGGATCCGCTTCCGTCGCCACGCGAAACGCCGCCGACCGAGCGACCATCATGGTCGCGTGTTGGTCGAGACGATCCTGCGCTTGCTCGTTCGTCCAGCCTTCTGCCTTGGCGACCGTTTCGATTTCTTTGAGATCGGCCGCCTCGAGCCATGCCTCGGATCCCTCTGGCAGCTGCAGCTCATACTTGTCGGGGGCCTGCGTGGTGCCGGTCTTGCCGGCGGCAGACTCCGCGGCCTTCGCTGCGGCGGCTTTCTCGTCGGCGGCTGTGGCATCGGCGGCCGTTTTCTCTGCGGCTGCCTCGTCCGCTGCTGCCTTTACTGCTGCGTCCGAGGCTGCGGATTCACTGGCCGCCGCCACGGTCGTTGCAGTCTTGCTCTTGCCCTCTTCCGTCGTGGTCGCCGCGGCCGTGGTTGTGGCCTGTGCCGCGGGCGTCGCTGCGGTTGTCATCGTCCACCCTCCTACTCGTCGGCGCGCGCGGTTTGCGTCGCGTCGATTTCTCGGTCGTCTCGCTCTTGACGGTTCCGCGCTTCGGTTTCCATCAGGAGATAGAGATCCTTGCCGGCCTGCATGCACAGCGCGAGCAGCTCATGCCCGACGTCCTGGCGGCCGGCCAAGTAGTAGATCTCGGAACTCTGGCGAAAGATGCTCGCGAAGACGCCCGTGCGCGTCAGCAGATCCCAAATGACCGCGCGGCCGGCGGGCGTTTTCAGGGTGGCCTGGAGCTGGTCTAGCGCGAACGCTTCCCGGCGGGCCTGCAGGCGTTTCGCCGTTTTGACCGCGCGCGGGTCGCCGGCGTTCCCGGTGATCGCTCGGTCCATCGGTTAGCCTCCGACCGGCTGCGCAGCATTCGCCTGCTGCGCGCCGTTCACGATGCGCGCGAGCATGGAATCGCCCGTGACGGGGGTTTCGCTGGCCTGCTTCGCGGCCTTCGTCATATTGACGGCCTGCTCGGCCTGCGCTTGCTGTTGTTGCGCTTGCCGCTCCGCGTTCACGGCCGCCTGCGCCTGCTCGCTCGGGATCAGGATCTTCGGATCGACGCCGAGCATGTCGGCGTAGTTGTCAACGACTTGGAAAATGTCGATCTTGTGGCGGATGTCGGGGTAGAGCTCGACGAGCGCGCCGGTGCTCTGCAGGAACCGATCTTGCCCGGCCACGCCGACGAGCTTCTGTGCTTGGCTGAGGATGCTGATGTATTCCACCTTGAGCGTCACGCCGTTGAGCACGTCGGGCGGGGTCGGCAGGAGATGGTTCAGCTCGAGCAGCTTATACACGCGATCGACAATCGGGTCGAGCAGCTCGTCATTCGTGCGCTCGAGCACGGGGCCCAGGGCCAGCAGTTTCTCTTCGTGCCGTTCGTCAATCTCGCGGGCGGTGACGGGCTGGCTACCGCGCTGGTTATCCGACCGCGCGAGCATGAGGAACAGATCCTCGTAGAACGCGCGCTGAATCCGGTATTGCACTTCGCCGATGTCTCGGCCGAGGTGCTCGAGGTTGAGGCCGACCTCGTGGATCGCGCGCAGCCCTTGCATGCCCTCGCGGGTATCGACATACGTGATGTCGCCCGGCAACAGGCTGGTCTTCTGCGTGCGCAGCGCCGAGGGCCCGACCAGGGCCGGGTCCACCATTTTCGCGATCGCCTGGCCCTTCCGCTTTTGCTCGATCTGCAGCTGGCGCACGTCGCCGAGCGCGGTCATGCCGGGGCAGTCGGTGCCGTAGGTGTCCTCGCCGGTGATGTCCCATCGGGGCGCCATGATCGGGAACGTCTCGAAGCCGCTTTCTCGTAGGAACTTCTTCTCTTGGCTGCCGTTCTCCCAGTGACAGGACGCCCAGGGCAGATATTTCGCGCTCAAGCGATTCGGATCGGCCATCTCGTTCGGCTGCACCAGCCACGTGATCGGCACGGCGGTTTCGTAGTCGCCACGGTCCCAGAGGTTTTTGATCGTCGTGCTCAAGCTCGACCAGTCGATCGTGCGGCCGTCCATCTGCACGCCAAAATCTTCAACGATCTGCCGCACCGTGAGCTCGTATTCCCGCACGAAGGTCGTCACCAGGCCACGACGGTCCTGGCCGAGCGCGAAGCTGCCGATCGGATAGCTGTAGGCGCGGAACAGATCTTTACTGTCCTGCAGAATGCTCATGCACGCCGTGCCGAAGATGCCGAGGTCGCCATAGACCAGGGGGAGCACGTTGTAGAGGTTCGTCGTCGCGAACACCGTCAGCAAGCGCTCGGTCACCTCGTGCAGCCAGCGCTTGACGGCCGGGACTTTCGCAAGCGACTGGTCGGGCGTGGTGAGTTTCAGCCAGGGACGGGCGGGCGAGGTGAGGCCGGCGTGCAGGCCGCTAGCCAGCGTGCGCGCACTGAACCGGCCCGTGCTGTCGATGATGTTCTGGTTGCGCTTGTCGCCGCGGTTTCGGTCGCCGGTCCACCAGCGCACGCGCCGCGGCATGAGGAAGTCGGCCAGGTCGATCCAATGCGCATCGAACCCGCTCTTTCGTTCGGTGATCAGCGCGCTGCGCAGCTGCTCGTAGCGCGTGCGGCGATCGGTCGTGGTGAACTCGCGGTAAGGCGGCATGCTTAGGCTCCGAGCAGCGTCTTCGGCATCGTGACGCCCTTCGGGGGATTGATGCCGACCAGGTTGCGGGGCATCGTGGGCAGGCCGCCGGCCGTCGCCTTTTTCTTGATCTTGTCGGCGGCCAGGCGCGCGGCGCCGGTGTCGTTCGACGCGGCCGTCGTGGCGCTCGGGGGTGGCGCCGGCGGCGCGACGGGGCCGGGCGCGGCGGGCGTCGTCGGCGCCGGCGTCGTCGTGGGCTGGTTCTGTGCCTCGAGCGCCTGCTTCTGTTTGCGGTTTTCGATCGTCTTCGCGCCGGCGTAGGCGCCAAGCGCAATGAGGGCCATCGTGGTGAAGGCCAGGCCGTCACTGCCGATCAGCGTGTCGGGGCTCTCGAGCACAGGGGAGAACGCGATCATGCGAGCACCTTCAGGTAAGCCGTTTCCACGGCGCAAAAACCCTGGCTTTCGTAGAACTCGCCGACGCGGGTGCCGGCTGGCGCTCCCATCTTAAGGCGTTTCAGGCCGCGCGCCCTAGTCCAATCCATCGCCGCGGTCAAGAGGCGCACGCCGGCGAGCTGGCCGCGGCGGTCTGGTTGCACCCACCACGCGATTTCCTCTGCGAAGGGCAGGCCCGTCATTACATGCGGGAGCTCGACGAGCGCCAGGCACCCGAATACCTCGCCGCCGCGGTCTTCGGCGACCAAGATGTCGGCGCGATCGGCGAGCGGGCCGAGTAGTTGGTCGAACAAGCTGCCGAGGCTCTCGGCGCTCACGCCCTCGAGGATCTCGAGGAAGGCGGGCATCGTCGTGGCGAACTGTAGGCCGAGGCCGACGACGGCCGCACGGTCGGCGACCGTCGCCGGGCGGATGTGCATCAGTAGCCCTTCTTCCCCTTCCTGCCGCCCTTGCCTTTGTGCGTTTTGCCCACGGTGATCACCTCCTTCACGGGTGCGATCCGAGACAGTGCACGATGCCGGCATGCGCCGTGGATCCGGTCAACGTCCAGACGGGCACCTTGACGCTCGAGGCCGTGACGTCGCGGATGTTTCGCACGAACAAGCTGCCGCCCAGGTTTCCGCCGGTGGGATCCTCAACACCGCACACGACCGACACGGCGCTCGACGCGAATTGGACGGGCCAGGTTACGGTGACCATGACCGGCACCAGGCTGCCCTGCGCGCCGGCCGGCGCGATCGCACTGGCGCCTTGCACCAACGTCGTGCCCTGCGCGCGAATGAATGTGAGGAAGAGCAGCGAACAGAGCAGCGCGATCGAGACGATTCTCATGCGGACCTCCGAAGGTGGACGGTAAACGTGCCAAGGACAGGGATGCGGAACTCGAGCGTGTAGACCGCCGCGGCCGTGGGCAAGCCGGCCACCATCGCGGCGACCGTCTCGAGTAGCACCAGCGTGTTCTGTTGCCGGCTCACCCCCTCGAGGATCAATCGTTCGAGGCGGTCGGCGTGCTCGAGCAGATGGCCCGCGCGGCCTGTTCGCGGGCCAGGCGCCTCGCGCGTTTGTCCGCGCGCCGGGCCGCCTTGCCACAGCGCTTTTTCGTATCGCGCTCGAGCGTCCCTAAGTTGCTGCTGATCCTGTAGCGTCGGCCGTCCCCCTCCGCAACCACAAGGCTGCCGGGGCGCATCTGCCAATCCAGCGCCTTCTCGATCGGTTCCGGTAGCTGGTTCTCGAGCTTCAGGGCGCGCGGGCCCCGTGGTGTCGGGTTGTCGTCGTGGGTCGGCGTATTCATCGTCCATCGCTCCCTCGTGTGTGCGCGAGGATAGCACCGTCGCGCGCCGGCGCTTTCACTGATTCGGGTCGAAGTCACGTGTCGCGCGGCCGGCGGGGCGATCGGCGTAGGGGTCTTGACTGCCGTAGGGATCGGCATCGCGCAGCGCGCGGTTCACGCCCCGAAGGGTCTGCATCATCTCGCTCGGCATATCCTCGAGCGCGTAGGTTTGCATGTAAGCGTCGCCCAGGTCCGGGGAGAACCCCAGGCGTTCTTTGATTTGGTCCTTTTCCTCGAGCACGAACACGCCGTTGAGAAACGTATAGGTCGGTTCCGTGAGTTCGCCGACCATCTCCGGCAGAAACGGCAGCGCGGCGCCGGCCTTGATGGCTTCGGCGCCCTTCATCCAGAACTCGGCGCGCCGGTTGCGGTAGCGCGGGCTGATGGCCTTGCCGCTGTAGACGATCGGGATGACGGGCGCGCCGGCGACGATGAGGTTGTCGATCACGCCGTGCCCCCAGTGCCCGGTGTCGTCCACCAGATACATCTCGGCGCCCCACTTCGTGCCGGCCTTGAACGCGCGCGCGGCGATGTCGGTGGTGCGCGCGTTGCGCATAATGATCGGCCGAAAGCTCGCGAGGCCCTGCCGCGGGAAGATCACCGTGCGGTCGTCGCCGAAACGCGCGACGTCGATGCCGAGTCGCTTCTGCGCCCAATCGTAATCCTGCACCTTCAACGATCGCCGCATGGCCGCCTCGACGTCCTCGACGCCGAGCAGCGCGTTGATGCTCGAGGGCGGGAACTGGCCGAGCACGTTGACCATCACCCAAGGGTTCTCTCGACCGTATTGCGCAATCTGCTGCCGGGCCCATTTGATGCCGATGCGCGGCGACCGCTTCGGATCGTCCGGGTCGCCGGTGATCGTGATCACGGTCCACAGTGCGCGGTCAGTGGTGCAGGCGCGATAGAGGGGGCCCGTCGTGTGCGTCGGGTTGCCGCCCTGCAGGATCTTCCCATCGACGCAGCTCGACAGGATCGCCTCCATCGTCACCATGAGGCCCTGCGGGTAGCCGCCGCTCTCGTCCCCGATCCACATCACGTAATCGGCGTGCAGGCCGGCCAGGGCGTCGGCCTGCTGCTCGGCCGTGCCGCTCTTCGGCCAGGTGCGTTTGCTGATGAACCAATTCTCAGGCTCGAGCCTATTTTCGATGCGGGTCTTCGACCAGCTGAACTTCTCGGTGAAGAACTGCGATCGTTGCATCCACTTGCTGAACTCGGCCCAGAGGTTGACGTCGAGGTTGTCGCCGGTGATCGACGTCGCGCCGATCTTCGCGTAGGGACGGGTCGCCAGGAAGTTCAGCCCACACCAGACCTCGACGGCTGTTTTACCGGGGCCCTTGCAGGCCTTCATCGCGATGCGCTGGACGTCAGGGTTGGCGAAGGCGTGCAGCACTTCCTGCTGCCAGGCGTCAGGTTCGACCTTGAACTCTTCGCGCACCATCTCGACCGGCCGTTCGCGCCAGCGTAAGAGCTTTGCGCGGGCCATATCGAGGCGCTCGAGGCCGGTCACAGCGCGCGACCGGCGCGACGTTCACGCTCGAGCAACGTGCGGGTGAGCGCCTGCCAGATCGGCGCGGCGCGCAGAGGCAGACGCCGGCCCCGACGTGACGCCTGATACGTGAACCCGGCGTCATGCTGCAGCCGATCGATCAAGACGGCCAGCGGGGACCGGCCGAGCATCTCTAGGGCTTCGGGTGCGTCGCCAGCCATGCCGCTCCTTCTGCGAGGATCGCGTCGCTGTTCGCTTCGAACTCGGCGAGCATTTCCTCGTTCGTTGGCAGGCGCCCGGTGCGGGCCTGGTGGTCGGTGATGATTTTCGTGACGATCGGCCCGAAGATGTTGAGCAGCGCGAGAAAAATCGCGTTCATGGCTTGAGCTCCCGGATGATGGTGGCGGCGCCGTGCAGATAGGGATCGAGTTGGGTTTTCCCGGCCGCGTCGAGCCGCTGCGTCACGCGCTCTAAGCCGGTGGCAGCTGCGGCCTGCCAGCCCTCCGGCGCCTGCTTCAGTGTGGTGATCACGTCCGTCGTTACCTCGACGACGCCGCGGGTGTTCGCCTCCGATAAGAGCGCCACGCGGTTCAGCTCGATCGCGGCATGCTGCACCGTGCCGAACGCGATGCTGACCTCGTTCGCGTAGAACGCGGTGCGGCCGGGGCCCGTCAACGAGGCCGGCGGCGTCAGCGTGGCACAGCCGATGCTGGCGCTGAGAAGGAACACAACGAGCAGTCTGCGCACCATGTGGAGCTCCTTGGTTAGCGGTAACCGTTGCCGACACCCATCACGCGCGCCTCGCCGGCCGGGCCCGTGCGGTGCGGCGCTTCCATCGCCCATCGGCCCCGCAGCCGACAGTCGGATTCCGAGAGCGTGCCGTCGAAGCGTTCGCTGGCGCCGTTCTCGAGCAGGATGAAATCGAGGCCGTGCGGGCCGTCGATCGGATCGTCGATCATCACGGCCGGCATGTTGTCATGGCCGGCGCAGCGCTCGAGGCAGTCGTTGATCCAGTCGAGCAGCCGCGGCTGCGTCCATCCGGCATCCGCCTGCGCCATGATGCCCGTCACCAGGCCAACGACCTTGTTGTAGAACACCTGGTTCTGCGTGTATTCGCTCGGCGGATTGGCGAGCATGCTGAAGGCGTGCGGGCTGTAGTGCACGTAGACCTTGATGCCCGCGTGAACGAACTGCGGCGCGACGGCCCGAATGATCTCGACCGCCTCGTCAGGCGTCACCAGGGCATCCATCTCGAAGCTGATCACCACGCGGCCAACCGCGCGCGACGCGAGGATGCCGGGCGCGATGACGTTCACGCGCGCGATGAGCTCGGGCACGTCGTGGTGCGGATCGATCTCGTCGCTGAGCAGAGCCACGGTCACCTGGTCGCCCTCGCGCACCTGCTCGCACACGGTGCCGATGAACTCCTGCGGCGTCAGGCCGAACTCGCGGGCGTCAGGCCAGCTGCGGAACGTGTCGGTGTATTGATTGCCGCGCCAGTGCTCGCGCACACGCTGGCGATCGCTTGGGTCGAGGTAACGGTCGTAGAACCAGCTGAGCACTAGGCGCGGGTCACGCGTGCCCGGCAGCAGCGGCAGGCCGTCGAGGTCGCTGCCGCACATATCGCCACGGTAGCCGCGCGGCGCCGGCGTGAACGTCGGGACGGTCGGCCAGTCGCCGGGCTCCGGCTCCGGCGCGGGATGCTTGCTCTTCCACTCGTCGCTCTGTCGAATCTGGCGCTCGACTTCGTGCCACGCCTGTTCCGGCGTCGCGCCGTTTTCGCGCCGATTGAGGTAGACGTCGAAGCCCCAGGCCGTTACGCCCTCGAGATCGGCGCGAATCGGATCCGCGAACGCCAAGCCTTCCGGTCGCTGCAGGCCGTCCGGGGCTCGGTAGAACGCATCGAGCTGCAGCAGCATGTTGTAGAACTCGCCACGGTCAACGACCATATCCATTCTCCCCAGATGGTGACTCAAATCGGGCGCCCACATCCTACCCCTCCGCGTCCGCTTCTGTGTAATCGCCCGTCAGCAGTCGAGCTAGGCTCAGGGCGCCGGCCGCAATCGGATTCTTGAGCTTGCCGGTCGCCTCGAGCACCACGCGGCGCGCCTGGTGGCGGTCCTCGAGCACGATGGTGTCGCCGAACGGGCCCGGCCGAATGCTCTTCACGCAGCGCGCGATCGAGTCCGGCCAGGCGGCGATTGGCAGCAGCTTGCCGTGCTCGTCGTAGAGCTCGCGGATGTCCGCGCGCGCCGAGAGCGCCTCGAGCGCAAGCGCCTCGTCGCCACTCATTTGCAGCCGTTTGAACCGCGCCGCCGCCAGCGTGTTGATCGGCTCGCGGATCTTAGTATTCCTTAGCAGCTTCGAGGCGTTCACGGCTGCCGCGTTGACGCTCTTGCACTCAGGATAGGCCGCCAGGTAGGCCTGGGTGCCGTTGCCGCCGTTGGCGTCGTATTCGTGCACGAACCGCTGCTGCTCAGCCGTGAGGCCGGGCGGCGGTTTCAGCTCGACCTGCTCCCGGCGCTTGGGCGCCTTACGTCGCTTTGCCAAGGGGATTCTTGAACCGCTCACGGAGCTGCTCGATCTGTTCGGCTGTTAGTCCCTTGGTCAACTCGTCCACCTGGCCGCCGCGGCGCACGAACAGCTTGCCGTGGCGGTTGACCATCACAGCCGTCATGGCGATCAGAAGCGCCTGATCGGCGTCCATCGACAACTGGCGGGCGATCTCGTCGGGCGTGCGGCCGACCTTGAATAGCTCGTCGATGCAGAGCTTGCGCGCGTGCAGGAAATTCAGCCAGGGATCCGTGCTCGGGGAGATCATGGGCTACGACTCCTTTGTCGGGCCGAACTCGGCCCCGTAGGTAATGACTTGCACGTGGCCGTCGAAGATGTTCACGGCCGCCCGGATCGCGGCGCGCTCGTTTTCCGGGGTGCGCTCGTAACCGTGTGCGGCGAGCAGCTCCGGCAGATCGAGATGTAGATCGTGGTCGCCGTCGAGATAGATGCCGGGGGCAATGCGTTCCATGCCTTACGCGCCGTCCCAGGTGATCCAGTAGACGCGGCCGTCAATCACACGCTCGATCGGCGGCCGGCGCTGGAGCTCGTCGGCCGGCACCCGGCGGGCCCGGTCTTTTTCTCGCGCGCGTTCCAGGCGCACCCGCTCGAGCTCGAGCACGCCGTAGAACACGCCGGCGGCCTTCAGGCAGGTGCGGCACAGCCGCGTGCGGTCCTGCGCGTAGCGGTGTCCGCAGTGCCGACACCATTCGCCCATCACTTCTTGCCCCTACTCTTGCGGGCCAGCCCCAAGGCGATCGCGACGTTCTGCTTGTGGCTTCGTTGCCGGCCGGCCTTCGTCGTCGAGTGCTCGAGCTCGCGGATGTTGCGGCTGATCGTCTTGCGGCTGCTCCCCTTTTTCAGTGGCATGCTGCACCTCCTGGTCTACGGCCCGTTGCGCGGCGAGGCCGCGCGCGAAAAACTGTTCGAGCGCGTCGCAGGCCGCTTGCGGATCGAGCTCCTGGTCGTCAGGCGGCCGGCCGATGTCCTGCCAAAAGTCGTCACGCGCGCGATCGTCGGCAGGCATTACCGCGCTCCCGAGTGCGACCACGAGGGTTGCGGGTGCAGCGGTTTCTTATTGTGGTCCTGCTGATAACGCCGGCCGATGATGGTCTTGATGCGGCTGTAGGCCGGCGAGCGATCGCGCCCGCTGACGTTCCGCCCGACAAGAAACTCGAGATACATCGCCTCACTCGAGAGAGCCATCAGTGCGCGCCGAAAATCCTCTTTCGTGTAGCGGGTCCATCTCGAGGTGCTTGAAACGCCCTGGCCCATCACCAGCCGCCGGTAGAGCCAGGCACAGAGCATCATGTTGATGCCTGACCAGAGTTTCGCGTATTCGTTGTCCCGCTGCCAGGCCCCAAAGCACAGGGTCGCGAAGTCGATCGCGCCGTTCGCTTCTTCCTCGTCGAGCAACTGCACGGCCGTCGTCGCGGGCACGGTGATGGCCGGCGACTCGTTCCGCCCGCCCACCCAGGCCCGTATGAACGTGGACATAGACATCACGGCGCCGGAACCGCTACGCCGAATGTGCTCGTAACCGATGAACGGGCACCGTTTCCGAAGGCGCTGCAGCACGGGCGTCGATGCCTCGAGGCCGCGCAGAATGTCATCGGGCCGCAGGCGCACCAGGCTGCTGTTCAGTTGCACGAACTCGTCGGACATCTCGGCGAGCGTTGTGAAATAGTGCTGGCGCACGTCCGCGTAGCCGAGCGGCAGCTGACTCATCTCAAAGGCCTTGACGCGGTGCTGGCCGTCCACGATGTAGACACTGCCTTCAAACACGCCGAGCGTGATCACGCCGGGCAGCACGCCGCCGTCCGTGATGATCTGCTGCACGACCTCCTGCACTTTTCGATTCAGGCGGAACGCCCGCTGAAACGGCGGGATCTGCCAGGTTTTCACCAGCGCCGGCGTAAGCTCGATCGTGTCCACGGTGGTGCGCGTGCGTTTCTCGGAATCAGACGACGGCCGAACGAGCTTGATGCCTTGTGCCATCTCTCTACCCCCTTCATGCTTCGATGTTCAACGGGCCGCCGGTTATCGGCGTCGCCTCCCGTGTTCGCGTCGCCACTGCTGCGCGTCGGGGCAGGTGACGAAATGCGACTGTGAGATCGTGCTATCGACGCGCTCGATGACGCGCGTGCCGTCCTTGATCGGGCTGCCCTCGGTCTGCGTCACCACGATCGGCCAGTCGAACGGCATTTTCTTCCCGCTCTTGAGCTCGGCCCACTCGATCGCCGCGCCGCAAGATTTACAGTGCGCTTTGCGCCCGTGGCTGTCGAGGTAGATCTCGAGGATCATCAGACGCGCTCCGGCCAGTGCCACGTGCCGGGCGCCTTGTTCTCGTCGTGCGGGATGCCGCGGTTGAAAAACAGGCCGGTCGGATTCGCTACCATGATGCCGACGCGCTCATGCGGATCCGGCTCGATGTTCTCGGCGAGCGGGATGCCGACTTCGGTGATCGTGGCCGCCCGGCAGACGCCGGCGGGGAACTCGCCGCCCGGTGTGCCGTAAGCCACGTAGTGCACGATGCGCCCGACGCTTGGTTTGTCCATTGTTGTGCCTCCTAAACGGTTCCGCGTTCGTTCTGCAGCATGGCCTTGATTGCCATCGCCGCGATCTGGCAGAGCTCGAACCGCATGCGCGGCTGACTCCGCTCGCTTTTCTTTTTGCGAACCTCTTCCCAGAATTCCTCGAGCTCTTCGAGGATCACGCTGTGGGCTTCGTGCATGCTGGCGAACGTGCGCCCGTGCGTCTCGATAGCTCGCGCGAGCTCGTCGAGCACGTTCTGCACGGCACCGACCACGGAGTCGTCGATCGGCACTCGGTTCGGTGCCTTGAGTTTCTCGATGTCGGGTTTCGGATGTGTCGTGTTCACGATGCGGCCTCTTCCGCCCAGAGTCGGGCGTCGTTGCCGAACACGGACCAGCCGGGCACAGGTTCGCGTCCGAAGAGCTCGAGATAGGGCCCGGTCGTGTAGAGCTGCTCGATTAGTTTCCGCACGCCGGCGGGTTTCTCGCTGTGGATGCTCGAGCGCCGTTCGTGGTAGACGCTCGAGGGCGACGGGATCGGCTCGTCAGGCAGGCACGATCCGCGCGTGCAGATCAGCAGGTGTTCATGGGCCACGTGCACGTAGTGCCCGAAGTTGCCGAACACCTTATCCCACACGAGGCCCGTCTTGTAGTCAAACCCCCACGCCTCGAGCACCTCGCGCGGGCCGGGGTTCATCATCAGAAAGGGCGCCGTCGTCCAGAGGAACAACACGGCGTGCGGCGTGCAGTGCGCGGCGACGGGCAGCCGGCAGAGCTCGTCGATCGTCATGCCCGGATAGTGCCGTTCCGATTTGCCCAGGCTGCCGTCCGCGGTGGGCCCGCTGTCGCCGTAGAGCCAGGGCGGATCCGCGTAGATCACGCGATACATGCCGGTGAGCGTGGCCTGGCCCTCGAGCACGCGGCGCCGGCGCGCCGCGCGAATCGAGAGGCGCAGCTCGCGCACCCCCCAACCGTTTTCCGCGGCGCGTTCGAGCCAGTCGCTTTGTTCCTCCGGCTCGAGCGAGGCGACGGCATCATGCAGGCCGAACTCGATGCCTTCCCGACGTCGGGATTTCTCGATCGCACCGACCGCGCGCACGTTCTTGAGCGTCTTCTCGCTGTAGCCGGTGGCGTCGATGGCCTGCTCGAGCCGCTCCTGCCATTCGTGCCGACTGTCGCCGTAGCGCAGCCAATCGGCGAGCCAAAATCCGCTCGCGAATTGCGCGCGGCGGATGAACTCGCCGACTGAAGCATGCTCGGCAAAGTCGGGCCGGCCGTCCACATCCATGCCGGTCGCGGTCAGCTTGTAGTGCCCGATCACGATCGGCCGAACCGCTTCGACGCGCGTGAGGCCGGCGCGCGGCCGGTGTTTACCGCGTTCCATGCGCCGGATCTTCCAGCTCGCGCAGATCGACGTTCTCCACCTGCTCGAGCTCGGTGCCGTCGTCGGGATTCGCTTCGCCGTGTGACTTGATCTCGGTGCCTGATTTCACCTTGACCTTGATGTCCTCTTCGCCCGGCTCGAGCTCGATCTCGATCGCTTCGTGTTTGTAGGTGGTCTTGCCGTGCTGGTGCATCAGGACGATCGCCCGCGCCTTCAGTTTTTTCTCTTGCCGATTGAGCTCGATGCGCGCGTCACGGATCTCAGCGTAGCGGTAGCCGATCTTGTCGAGCGCCCCGATACGGGCGTCTTCGATCAGCGCGCGCTGCTGCGGTTGCCGCACCTTCTCGCGCACGGCTTTTGCGGCCTGCTTGCCCTGGCGTGTGGGCTGCTGTCGTTCGTGGCCGGCCGGTTTCGGTTGTCGCTTCCTGGGCATCAGTGATCTCCTTCGGGTTGACGACGATCAGGCGAGGAAACCGCGCGCCCGGCGTCCAGGCGGCGATCAAGAGGCGCACGAACGGCGGGAAGGTGAAGCGGTGGAACTCGCGCTGCGCGTCAGGAAACTGCGTGTCGCCGGCGGCCTGCGCGCCGCTCTTCACCTGCACGAACGCGATGCGGTGGGCGCTCACGGCGAGCAAGTCGGATCCCAATTGGTCGCGTTTGATTGGCAGAGCGCTGCGGCCGGGCGGATGGATCCAGCGCGTCACCTCGAGGTCGGCCACCTGCCAACCTTGGGCGATCAGCCACTTCTTCGTGCGGCCTTTGTAGTAGGCGCCGCGGCCGGCGTTGGATGCCATCGCAGGAACGGCCGATTGTTGTCAAAAACCCGGTTGTTGTCAACGGGTTCGGCGCTCTTAATTCCTAGATTCTTATAGGTTTGTATGGATAAGAAGAAGAAGAAGGGCCTGTGCAAATGTGGAAAACCGCTCAGAACTCAATTGGCTCAGCAGGTTACCGTGCACAGGCAGCTGTTGATGGTTTGTGAAAATCGCCGGCGGGTAAGGGAATCCCCTTAGAGCGGGTCGGGAGTTTTCCACAGGTTGCGGATAACCTGTGGAAAACCTGTTGAAAAGTCAGGCCATGCGGTCGGCCGCGCGCACGATGGCGTTCATCGCGCGTTCGTGGCCGCCCCGCCAGTTGGTCCTGCCGGCCCTGCAGGCGTCGAGCTGCTCGTCTGACAGGGTGACCTCGCCCGTCAGGCGGTTGAGCCGCTCCTGCACGGCCCTGAGCGCCGGGGAATTGCCTTGTAGGTTCGGGCTGTCCCTGAACACGTCCTCGACCTCGCGCGGAGTGAGCATCAGCCAGGGCATCAGCGTCGCCCCTCGAGGTCGCGGCGCAGTAGGGCGCGCTCCACTTCGACCAGCACCTCGGCCTCCCGTCGCCAGGCCGACAGGTCGGCGAGCACCTCGCCGGCGTTGTCGCGCTCGAGCAGCTGCACCTGGCTCGCGAGCTCGAACGCCGCGGCCTGCAACCCGCATAGGGCAGTGACGCGCTGCAGGGCGGTCAGGTGGGCCCGCTGCTCGCGCACCTGGCGCGCGACGTCGTGCAGCTGGCTGAGGGTGACGATCACGCGGGCGCTCATACGACAATCTCGATCGGCTTGGCGTGATCGACGTGCTCGCACTCGCAGCCCTTCGTGTCGTGGAGCGGGTGCCGCCGATACTCGACAATCGGCGGCATGTGCCCCTGAGCCACGCAGGCGGCGCAGATGTAGAACGTGCCGTAGCACGTGCTCGAGGTGTGGGTCGAGTCGGAGAGCTCGGCGTGCGTGCAGATCATCGGAATCCCCAGAGCACGCCGGCGAGGAACACGCCGGCGGCGAGCACGGCCACGTAGGCGGCGAGCCAGGCACGGCCGGTCATGCCATTTCCTGCTCGAGCACAACGCGCGCGCGAAGCTGCTCCTGGCTGAAGATGGCTGTGTGTCCGTCCTGAAGATCGACGGTTCGGTAGAACACTCGCAGGCCGTTCGGCAGCACCTCAACGATGCGAACCGGACGGCCATTATCGAGTCGCTTCACAACGTCGTTTTCGTGGAACATCAGCGCACCCCCGGATTGTTCACGAGGTCGGCGATCACTGTGGCGAGCAGTTTGAGCGAGCCGTCGCTGACGCGCGGCGCGAACGCGGACACGGCCACATAGACCGAGATCCCAGAGTCGTGCCCGTTCACCAGCACGGGCAGCGTGATCACCTGCTCGAGTGTCGGCGCGATCCGGCGATCGATACAGTCGATGGCGAACGGCGCCAGCTGCAGCTCGGGCGGGTTCGATGCCGGCATGCCGCCGTTCGGGCTGTAGGTCGGGCCCTGCTCGAGATCCTTCGGCCAGGTGCGGCGCTCCATCACTTCACCCCTTTCTTTTCGCGACGAGTGGCGGCAGCCTTGCGCGCGGCGCGCCGGCGGCCGATAGCGTCGAGGCGGTCGGCCTGGTGCCGATACGCCGCGGTCACTTCCGGCGGCAGCACCAGGCGCATGCCGCCCTCAGCGTCGATGCGCTGCAGAAACGCGGTGTCGCGGCCGGCGATGCGCACGACCTTGACGATCCAGGTCTGCGTGTGGCCGAGCAGCGTCACCAAGTCGATCGTCGAGGCGGCCAGCGTGGTCGCCTCCGGGTGGTCGATGACGCGCGCGAGCATCTTCGAGTAGACGTCTTCCGGCAGGCGGGTTTCGGTGTCCATCAGATCACCCCCGTCTTTTTCACCAGCTCGACGCCGGGCCAGCGGTTGATCAGCTCGCGGAAGTCCCGCGCACAGATGTTCAGCTGCGTCTGGTCGATCGCCAGGCACGACACGGGGATCCCGTGGGTCTGCGCGATGACGGCCTTGATGAACAGCGCCGCGTCGGTGACCTTCGCCGAGTAGGTCGTGCGGTCGCTGCCCGCCTTGCCGACGTCGGCCTTGACCTCTTCGATGTGCACCGGGTCGAGCGGCTTTGTCGCGAGCGCCGCGGCCTGCTTGCGGAGCTCGTCGGCCTCACGCTTGCCGGCAATCGCGTCGATGATCTTCGCCGAGGCGATCAGCTTCGGCGCCTGCGCGGCGGCGTCTCGATAGCCGGCGTGGCGCGCGGCGAGGATCGCGTTCCCGGTCGCCAGATACTTCTCGAGGAACATCCCCTCACGCAGCGAGAGCTTCTCGCTTTTCGCCTCTTCGGCAATGGCCGCGGCCTCGGCCTCGGCGAGCTCGCGATCGCGGATCGCCTGCTGGTCGCTCCGGGCCTGATCCTCGCGGCGCTGGTTCTCTGCTTCGACACGGCGCTGCTCGGCGCGCGTGTAGTCGTTATGCAACTCAGTCGCGATCTTGCCGGCTTCCTCGAGCGCGTCGGTGGCGCGCGCGCGGGCCGCGGTCAACGTCTTGTGGAACTTCGAGATCTTGCTGGTGATTTCCCAGTGGGCCGTGACGCCCTTGTATTCCTCGCGGGCGCGGATGATGAAGCGCTGCAGCACTTCGTCGTCGGCGCCGTTCTTCGGCGGCTGCGCCTTGAGCTGCTGCGCGATCGCGAGCGTGCCCTTGGCCTTCGCCTCGAGCGCCGTCGCCGTCTTGAAGAAGAGCGCCAGGCTGCCGACGAACGCGATGACGTTGGCGCCGACCTCCCGCACAAGACCCTGCTCGTCGAGTCCCTGCTGCTGCGCGATGTCAATCACCGCGAGCTGATCGGGGCGGTTCGCTGCCGCCCGTGTTGCTTTTGCCATGTCCACACCTCCGGCGCGAGCATGACAGATGCCCGGATTGTTGTCAACAATGCAGGAGTGTAAACCAGAAGAAGCTGCCGGCCAGGCGATACCCCTCGCCGGCAGCTGGCGCGGCTGGCGATCAGGCGGCCGGCGTGTTCGCGGAAATCGCGGCGACCAGGCTATCGCTCGCGGCGCGCGCCCGATCGACGAGCGCCTGCAGCGCGGCGGGATCGTTGATGTTTGCTTCGACCGCGTCGAACAGCTGCTTGAGCAGGAGTTCGGCAGAAGCGTCCACAGACTCGAGGCGATCGACTTCAGCAGTGAGGTCAGTCAGGTCCAGCATCGGCGGTTCTCCCAGAAAAAGTTTACGAAACAGCGCCACGATTCTACTAGGGTCGGATGCAGCCGTCGATCCGAATCGTGATCACTTTGCCCGTCGCGAGGTCGCGGCCGGGGACTATGGCAGTGCCCTGACGTTCGCCGGCGCGACAGGGGGCACTGCTGTCGAGCCGGCCGAAAAAGGGCCGGTAGCCGTCGAACGCGCTGAGCTCGCACCAGGGCGTGCGGCGATTAGTGTGGCCTTATACACGGGGCAGTTCGCCTGGGGCAGCGTGCACGGCGGCGGCACGATGCCGAGTTGCGCGAGCGTCAACGTGTAGCTCGGCGGCGTGGTGGTCGGCGTGAGCACGACGACCAGACTTTTCGGCACGGCCGGCCCCGTAACGAGCGGCGTGGCGGTTGCGGCGTCCGCGTTCACGTCGAACAGTAGGCCCTGGTAGGTCGTGATCTCCGGAGTGACCAGATCCGAGAGCACGGTCGTATGGCCGCTGCTCTCGAACGCGACGCGCGACGGATTGACGAGAGGCGCTTGCGCCGCGGCCGGATCCGCGAACGCGAGCAGCGCGATCAGCGTGCAGTATTTCATCAGCAATCAACCTCCGGTGTGCTGGCCTCGATCCGCGCCTTCAGGCGATCGCTTGCCAGGCGGATGCGGGCGACGAGCGCGGTGACGGCCATTTGTTGATCGACGGGTTCCGTTGGCGTGCCGAACACGGCACGGATCGCGGGCAGGAGCTCAACGATCGTCGCCTCGCCCTCGAACTCGAACGCCTTGCCGTCGTCCGTGATGGCGAGCTTCAGCGTGGGCCGGTGGTGTGGGTCGTTCATCCGCGGAATTATAGCTCGGGAAAGAATGCCATTCTTACCCGATTGTTATCGGGTCATTGCGGCGAGGTGCGCGAGCACGGCGAGCTGCTCGCCGGTGAACGGCGCGAACTGGTGCGGCGCGGTTTCATGCGCGAGTAGGAACCACTCGATCGTCATGTTCGGCCCGCCTCGCCAGGCCGCGATCATTTGCGGCGGCAGCTGCAGGCTCGGGTAGTGGACATACCAAAAGCACGCGCCGCGCGTGCCGGCCATCGACGTCGGCGTGATCTTCAGCGTGCCGCGGTCGAGGCTCACGGGGTGCTCGCGATGTCGCGGCGCGCAGAGCAGGATCAGGCCGTAGAGTTTCGAGCGGTCGCCCTTGGGGTTGCCGCCCATGCCCTTGTGCTTCAGGTGCGCGACGGCCGTGGCGTGGCCGGTGCGTCGGCAGCCGCATTTCGGAAACCGACAGTAGCGATCGAGCAGGCGCACCTGCTGCTTGCTCGAGAGCTCGGTCGTCTTCGCCTTACGCGCCCGGCCGGCGCGCTCCTTCGTCTTCGGCTTGCTGCCGGTCTTGACCTTCGGCAGCGCCAGCTGGTTCCAGTCGATCTTGCTGTCAGCCATCAGTCGCGCCGCTCCGGTCGCCAGCCGTAGCCGTGTTCGCGGCGCCAGGCCTCAGACACCTGCCGCGGATTCGGTGAGGGGTCCGTCAACCAGCGCCAGATCGAGAGCATCATCGACAGCATTTTGAGATCACCTCTCTCGCGTTGCGGATGTCCGCGCGCCGTTCATGGCGCTCTACTTTAGCCCGTCCGTTCTCGCGCACATAGACGCAGTAGCGGGCCTGATACTCCGCGGGCACCTCGAGCCGCTGCTCAAGCAGAATCGCCTGCAGCGCGGTCTGCACCTCATGGCTCTTGTGCGGGTCGCCGCTCTTCACCTCGAGCGGGCCAGTCTCACCCGCGACGCGCACGGCGCGATCGGGCCGGCCGCCCCAGATCAGTCCGCGCTGCATGATCAGCGGTTCCTCGACGCTGAGGATCTCCGGCCGCAGCACGTTCATCGCGTAGATGTAGCCAAGCACCCAAGGCCGATAGCGCGAGACGAGCCGATCGATGTCTAGGGCGCCGAGGTCGTAGTCGGCCGTCAGCTTGTGCACGGCCGTGCCGCGGTCGCTCGCGTCCTCGGTGAACCACTGGCGATCGATCCAGCCGGTCGCCTCGAGCATGCCGGTGATGTGCGGCACCTCGGCGCCCGTCTCGAGGTCGATGTAGACGTGCGGGTCGGCATCGAAGCGGAACGGCCGCAGCAGCTCGAGCATCTCAGTGTTTCAAGGCCGTTCGGTCGATCGATCGAGCGGTCGAGGGGTGGCTATCAGCTCCCTGGAATCGCTTCGGCGTCAGGCCGCCCAGGTCCCGCTTGACTCGAGGTTCCGGTTTCTTCTTGCTCATGACTTCGACCCTCCGACAATGTGAGCCTGACAATTGAGGCAATGCGGACACCGGATCCCGTGATGCTCATGACCGCACCGACAGGCATTCGGCGCCAGGGCCCGGTTGGCAACTTCCTCGACCACTCGGATCGCCTTCAGGTCTGGTGGCGGGGATGTAACGGCGTCGAATGGCTCGCCGCCGAGGAACGGCACGACGACCATGTTGACCAGCCAGGCGCGCGTCTCGGGCTGGTAGTGGTCGAGCAGCGTGCGCGCGCAGCGGATCAGCGCGAACGCGGCGATGGCCGCCTCGAGCTTCTGATCGTTGGCGCGCGCGAGCACCTCCGTCAGCGCGCCCTGTAGCTCGGCCATGCGGCGGAAGTCTTCAGGCTTAAACGGCAGGGCCATCAGTGCCTTTCCTCTCGAGCGGCGGATGCCGGTTGATCCGGCCGTGTGGTGCGTGGAACTTGCGGTCACGCTTGAACTTGAAATCGACAGGCACTTTAACCGAGAACACCTTGGCGATCGCGCCGCAGAGCGGGCACGTTCCGCGGCCGTCCGCGTTGAGCACGACGCGCTTGCCGTAGCCGTTGCAGAGCTCGATCATTTACCCCTCCTGCCCTGGCTCGCGCACCGCGGGGAACGGATCCGATCGTTCCGGCAGCTCGCCCGGCGCCTCGATGGCCGCGCAGATGGCATCGTAGTCGCGGCGCTTGATCAGCTTCCGACTGTCGATGTTGTAGTTGCGCACCAGCCACATCTTGAACTGCATGACGTCGCGCCCGCTATTCCGCAGAATGATCCCGAGCCGCTCGACCTGGCCGAGTTTCTTCACGCCGGCGGCGTCTACGTGGGCTTGTGTGATGAGCTCGTCGCCGCGGCCGTCGTGGCCGGCGGATGGCGGCCGGCGCTGCTCGCGGCGCTGATCGTCGTCGTTGGCTTCGTGTCGCACAGTGCTCTGCTCCTTTCGGCCCGCGGCCGTCTTCTCGTTCCAGAACGGCGGATCCTGCCGGCGCCGCCATTTCGGTTTGGGGTCGTCGCCACACCAGACCTTGACGCAGTGCTGATCGATGAACGTCTGCAGCCAGGTGCGATCCCAGAGCTCGAGCCCGACGCCGAGGCGTTTCGCGCAGCGTCGCAGCGCGCTCGCGACGGTCGCCTCGTAGGCGTCGCCGTAGGTCTGCTCCTTGTTGCTCTCGTGGTATTCCTGCTCACCGAGCGCGAACGCGGCGGGCTTGCCGTGGATGTAGAGGATGTAGGGGCAGCTAATCGTCTTGTCGGCCATGCGGGGCTTCGCCTTCGGGACGATCGCCCACCCCAGGCGGCCGAACGCGCGGTTGAACCACTGCGTGTAACTCGGGTGCGAGAGATAGGGCTGCCCGGTCGGTTTGATGAGCACGGCCGTGACGGGCACGGGCTGCGCGAGGATCGCCTCTTCGGCGTCGGTCAGCTTGATCTCGACCAGGCCGAGCGCGCCGAGCGCGGCCTCTTCGCCGAGCGTGCCGTTGTCGTGCTCGAGCGGGAACCACGCCGTCCCGACGTCGGGAACGTCGCCGTGCCGGCGCGCGAGCGCCGTGCCGACCTCAAGGTCGCCGAGGATC